ACTAAAGCTTTTGTAGTTGCAGTTGTAGTTCCTGTAGAATCTTTATCAATAGTCAAAGTTCCTGCCATTGTATCATCAGCATTATCAGTAATAAAATTAGAACCACCACCTGCAAGACTACCATTATTAGTTATAGCAACATCTTGCCCTGTGTCATCTGTAAAATATAAGTTGTTAGGAGTGTCATTTTTTACCCATAATTGTCCATAAGCTGCTGTATCAGAATCTGCACTTGCTTGTTCTTTAATTCTTGGTGGTGTATCAAGTTTTAATTGTCCATCTAGATTAAAATGTAAATGTGCATCTGACCCTGCTGCGTCATAAGTTGAAATAGTTGTTTTTCCACTATGTTCTGTTTGTATTTGAAAATAATCTACTATAGTTCCTACAGGTGCTTCATATAGCCTAAATTGACTATAACTATCTTCCGAAGAATCAAAACTTGCTGTTAATTTTTGAAATTCCTCATTAATTATTTGTAGTCCTTCGACACCATCGTTTATTTTTAATTCAATTTTAGTATCAGGATATATATCGCATATTAAACCCCTTAAATCTAAATCTCCATCAGGGTCTATTGTCATATGAGCAACTGCACCAATTGCATCTACGGTTCTAATCATAGTTTGACCATTACTTGTTACATCTATTTCAAAATAATCATCAGGATTTGTAGGGAATTTCATTTTTAAATTTAAGTCGCTCTGCAAATCCCACAATACCAAATTATCTCCATTGTATGCAAAATTAATATTTAATCCACCTGCATCTAATGTTATATCACCACTTGAATCTATTAAAAAATCTCCTACAACTAATTTATCTAAGCTTGAAATAGTTAAATCTCCACTTGAATAAGTAACATCTGATAAATCATTTAAAGAAGTTACTAAACTAGGAGTACCAGATAAATTAGAGTATGCTACTTGACCAAAAGTTCCATCATGTTTTAAAAAATGACCAGATGTACCTGCTGATGGTACTAATGCACTATTACCTGTACCTATATCAGATTTTATTTCTGCAAGTGTCCTTCCTTCTAAACCATTAGCTGTAAATCTAGCATAATCGTCATCTGCAACATCTGCTGCATCAATTTTAACTGCATTAGTATTAGCAATACCAAATGTTAAAGCTGTTTGATAACTATAATTTTCTATCTTTTCTTTAATAGCTCCTGCTGTCATTAAAGATGTATCATTATCTGCAAAGCTACTACCTGTATGAACTGTTGTAACGCCTACTGTTCCACTTGTAGCATCATCAAATGTCCAAGTACCTGTTGTTGTAAATCCACCTGCTGTTATAGTTCCTGATGTTGTATCATCTCCACTGTTAATAAGAAAAGCATCATCAACATTAATAGTAACACTACCTGAACTTCCACCACCTGAACAGTTTGTACCTGCTGTAACTCCTGTTATATCTCCAGTATTTGCAGTTGCTCCATTAGCAACATTAAGTAATGTTCTTACTGAAGATGCAGTTAAAGCTATAGGAGCGCCTGCATCACCTTCATCATGGCGACCTAATATTGTATTATCTGCTATATTTGCCATCTTAGCAAGAGTAACACCTGAATCTTTGAGTCTTAATGTATCACTATTTGTTTCAATAGTAGAATCATCTACATTAACAGCTAGAGAAACACCACCTGAACTGCCTCCTCCTGATAGTCCATCTCCTGCGGTTACTCCTGTTATATCTCCAGTATTTGCAGTTGCACCATCTGCTACATTAATCATCGTTCGTAAATTAGCAGGAGTTATTTCTTCAATTACACCTGCGCCTGCAGAATCTCTACCTAAAATTCTATCAGTAGCAGTTACATTTTGTATTTTAGAATAAGTAACACCATCATCTTTAATTCTTAAAGCATCGCTATTAGTTTCTATTGTAGAATCGTCTACACTAACAGTTAATGTTACATCTCCTGTTGTCCCTCCACCTGTTAGTCCATCACCTGCAACAACTGATGTTATATCACCAACAAATGCTGCAGTAGTTCCTGATGTTAATTGTATATCATTGCCTGCATCTGTAGTAAAATATAGTTCATTTGGTGTTGCAGTCTTAACCCATAATTGTCCATATGCTACTGTATCAGATATTGCATTAGATGCCTCTTTAATCTTTAAAGAAGAACTAAATTTAGCCTCATTTTTTGTAATTGTAGTAGTACCCCTACCTATAGCTAAATTGTCTAAAACTTTTAATTTATTTGTTGTTAAATCTTTTGTTGATGTGTTTTCAATTTTACGCAACTCTTCCATTTTAGAAGATACATGCCATTTACCATTTACTTTAGAGCAAAGATATACTCCTCTACCTTGTATTTGAGATAATATAATATCACCATCATTGCCTATTGTGTTAGATGGAAGAGTTTTATATATTTTAACTCTTGAACCTTTTATATTTAAAAGATTAGACATACTATCTTATTGATTTATCTCTATATATAAATCTTATAGAAGATATAGATAAAACCATGTCAGCAAAACTTATTCCTGAAAACATCAAAGATAATTTATAGAAATTTTTAGAAGCTTTGCTTGTAGGATATAAAATTCTAGGCGTAGATTCTCCTGTTAAACCACTGGATGTAGTATAGCCTATGTTTTTAGTATTATTAAATGTATCTTCAGTAGATGAGCTATAAGAAGTAGAAGACACACCTTCAATGACGGTTACGGTAGTTTCTAAATCGTGATGAAAAGTTCCTACAACTTTTATGCCAGGAGCTGTCCCATCAATTATAATTTTATATAATCTTTTTTTAACATCAGGATTTCCAAAGTCTAAAGTTTTTGTTGTATAAGCTGTTAATTGTAAATGTTGATTTGTAAAACCAAATTGTGTTAAAAATCCTGAAGATTCATCTGTTGCGTCTGCGTGTATCCATTTGTTTATTGCACTCCAATCATTACTTTCTGTATATTTTCTGCCATATGCTATACAATCACCATTTGAAGTTGTTGCAAAATTACTTAATATAGGAGGATAACTATTACTACTAACGAAATTAAATGATTTATGTGTTGAATACCATGTTTTTAATTTAAAACTATAAATAAATCCATCTGCATAAAAATTTGCAGTTAATCCAGTACTAGTTCCGTTATTATGACCTCTTTTAACTAATATTTCATCTGTTTTTGCATTATATCCAACAGAAACAGCATTTGAAATATCATTTTCAATATCATCACTAACACGCCACCAATATATTGTATCTGCTAAAAGCTCATCGCTTGTTAGTTTATTTTTTATTAAATCTATTAATTGATTTCCATCATATAAATAACATCCTTTTGAATTTGCCCATACAATACCATAAGGTGTTTTAGCTACTTGCATTGGATGAGAGACTCCAATATTATCATATGTTTTTTCTAAAAATTCAAAGTCTCCTGATGTATTAATAATAAACAATTTTCTCTTTTTAAATTGTAATAGTTTGCTTTCAAAATACTCAATTGCTACTATTTCATCTCCATCGTTAATTGCAACATCAATAAAACTATCTTTTGGCAGTATATTATATTTACCTATTGGAGATTTTAACATTCTATCAGGAAAAAATTTTCCATCTTGCCTTATATTACCAACATATAATCTGCTGTTTGCTACAACAGCTGTTTTATAATCACAAATAAGTTCAGTTGCTTTTAAATCTTGAGATACTAAGGTTTGTGATTCATAACTATCAACTTCATTGTAATTTAAAATGCTTTCTTTAGGTATAAAATATTGATAGGATTTATTGTCATCACTTTTATTGCCTATTGCTTTATAATTAGATGTTGTTGAATATATTACATTTTCTTCTAAATTAATATAAAATTGTAAATACCATATATCAGAATTAGTATCTTTCATATAATATTTTAATTTTTTTCTATAATGGTTATCATATACATCTAATCCAACATATACACTAACATCTGGGCATTGACCATTTGCTATATTTGACTGTGTTGTTTCTAAATTATTTGTAGCGGTTAACCCTAAAACTTCGCTATTTACTTCAATATTAGATTCTTCATCAAATATATTTACAGAAGATACTCCTGTTAAAAAAGTTCTTTCTCCCCATCCAAATGCAGTTGAACCTGTAGGAGTTCCAAATGTAAAATTAACTTTTGTTTTATTTGAATCTGCTCCAGTAAATCCATCTGTTAATGCTGTCCAACTTGTATTTCTAAATGAACATAAAATATTTGAAAATTTAATTTTTTCCCATCTTGGAAAATTCCAATCAGAATTACTACTTGTATAATTTCTAGCCCATACATTTTGTGCAGTATACCCATTTACATTTGGAGGATACTCTATTCTGACTTTAAATATAACATCATCTGTTAATTCTATATTACCATCTTCAAAAGATATTGAACCGTAAAATGTTTTTGCGCTTGTTCTTGCACGACTACCACTTATTTCACCATTAGTGACTGTAGAATATAACCATTGTTGAGAATTTTCCCATGTTATACCTTCTCCAACTTCAAAAGGAACATCATATATGCTTGCATAATTAGAATCAGTATATATTGTTGCAGTTTTTTCATTTTCCATAGCAACAAAACTAACATCTCCTTTTGATAATGCTATTTTATTATCATCAGATACTGCTGTTCCAGAAGCAAATACATCTGTTGATTCTGAACTTCTTTTTCCAGCGCTAATATGAAAAATAGGAGGATATGTACCTGTTAATGAATTTCCTCCACCTGATGTACCGCTATAACTACCTTGAAATTCATATGTAAATGCAAACTCTATTTTAGAAATACTTCCAGTTGATACTGAATTTATTGTAGATTGCATATCAGTATTAGATATTGCTACATCTGCAGAATTTCCATGCGTACCACACCAAGTAAAGTACATAGGATTAGTTTTTGATTCAGTATAAAGTAAATTTGTAAGTGCATTTCCTGAAGCATCAAATAATTTATTTTCAGCTATTTCTAAATCATTGTTTGTTCCATAACTTCCAGGACTATAATTCCATATTACTCTTCCATTTGGCCCATTTAATTTATCTAAATCCCAATTAGTAGCTACATCGTCTTCAGTAAATACTAATGTTGTATTACTTTCTGTGCTAGTAGCAGCTGCAGACATTCCAAAAGATGTTACAGCTCCAGGTGTATTTACACTTGAAACAGTTGTTCCTAATGGTATTCCTGTTCCTGCTACTGTTAATCCTACTTTTATACTACTATTTGAATTACAAGTTACTGTTGCACTTGTGTTGCTTGTATCACACGTAGAATCAGAAAAAGATATTGGGCCATAATATTGATGACCATTTAAATAAGAATGTTCATTTATATATTTATCACCACGAAATGAACCATTAACTTCTAAACCATTTCCATTTGCACTAATTAATAAAGTAGGTGGCAAAGATAAAGGGTTTTCTCTTACATGATATGTTGAATTATAATAATAAAAAAGTTTACTTTTATTTTCAGATTCAAAATTAGCATCTGATATTTTTAACATTCCATTTATATAATTATATATAGGTTTCATTCCTAAACCAGGCCAAGTTAATCCAGTATTTTCTTGCC